ATGCACGAAGAGGGTGGCCTATCCACAGATGGTAAAATATTTAGCTATGCAAGTGTCTAATAATCAGCCAATAAGAAAATAATTTAAAAATAATTGCAAAAAAGCTTTTTTTAACCAATAATCATAATTACCTTTACAAAAATATTAATCACTAAATACTAAACTATGAACAAATTAATCACATTACAACTATTAAGAAACATCGCTCAGGTAGAGGCTAGAATACTTTCAGCTAATTACTATGAAGACCAAACCGAAGAGAACGACCAACTAAGCCTAGATGCTTGTAACGTATTAGAACAGGCAGAACAAAATTTATCATTATACCTAAACAAAAACTAAAATGAACTACACAAACATTTACAACGCAATAGACACCCAAGACGACTTTATTAACTGCGACAGATTTCTAGACATAGAAGCTGACCTCAACACGTCACTAGAAGAGTTAGACTTATTTAACAACCAACTAAACTAATAACTATGAATGTATTATCATTATTTGATGGTATGAGCTGCGGACAGATAGCTCTAGACCAATTAGGAATTAAAGTAGACAACTACTTTGCAAGTGAAATAGACAAGAGTGCAATCCAAACAACTCAAAAAAACTACCCAAATACTATACAAGTAGGAGGTGTAGTAGAACTTAAAGGTGTGGACTTACCAAAAATAGATTTACTTATAGGTGGTAGCCCCTGTCAGGGTTTTAGTATAGCAGGTAGAAAGTTGAATTTTAAAGACCCTAAAAGTAAACTTTTCTTTGAGTTCGTTAGACTGTTAAAGGAAACTAAGCCTAAATACTTTTTATTAGAAAATGTTAGAATGCCTGAAGAAATAGCTAATGCTATAGACGATATACTAGGTGTAAAAAGAATATTTATTAATAGCGTAGAGTTTACGGGCTTAATAAGGAAAAGATACTATTGGACTAACATACCTGTGGATAAGGTTAAATCTAAATTGAAGTATTCCCCTTCTCCTAGTATTAAAAACATAGGGGATGTTATAGATAATTCAGTACCTTATGATAAGCCTATGAGTTTCTTTCTAGATAGAACACCATATAAGCCTAGCGAGAGTTCTGATGGTATAATAACTATAAACCCTAAGAAAAATGACGGCTCACAAACTTGGCAGCGTGGCAGGGTTTACGATGTTAAAGGGAGGTGTCCTACTATTTGCGCTAGTTTATTTGACTTAAACATAACAGAAGACCATAGAAACTACAGGAAACTAACTATAAACGAATGTGAGAGGCTTCAGGGAGTACCAAAAGACTACACGTTAGGAGTACCTAAAGGCGAGAGAGGAAAGATGTTGGGCAATGGGTGGACTGTGGACGTAATAAAACACATATTTAAAAACTTAAACTAAAAACTATGAAAGTAACACTATTAAACCACGAACAACTAGAGCTTACAGAGGCCTTAGATAATATGTATAATGACGAATATTACTATAAGTATTTAAACCTAGATAGGGTATTGAGTTACTCTACTATGAAATGGTTATTGAAGTCTCCAAAATGGTTTGCCCATATGAAAAAAAAGGGAATGACAGAGACACAAGCTCTGAGAGATGGCAAGTTAGTACATACTGAGATACTAGAGCCTGAGAAGTATGGTCAATTTACCTTTGTAGATACCTCTAGTAAAAACACTACTAAATGGAAACTAGCTAAGGAGCAGAACGGAGCTGAGACTACTTACACCCTTAAGGAGAAGTATATGGCTTCTAGAATAGCTGCAGCGTTCTTACAAAACGATAGCTGTGTATCATTTATGAAGGGAGCAGAAACAGAAACACCTGCCCTAGTAGAAGTAGACGGACTAGCTGTAAGGGGTAAGGCGGATATATTCAAAGAAGGGGAGTATGTAGCAGATGTTAAGACAACTAACGACGGACTTAAGGATATTACATTAAAGAACGGTAGTAGTGTAAATCAGTTTAAATTTACTATAGAGAAATATGACTATGACTTACAAGCTTACTTATATACGCAGCTTTATAACGTGCCTGATTTCTATTGGTTAGTGATAGACAAAACCACTACAGATATAGGTATATTTAAAGCCTCAGAGCAAACACTACAATCAGGTAAGGATAAACTAGAAGCAGCCATAGCAATATACAAAGCTTTTTTCGTTGACGAATTAATAGATTTATCACAATACCACAAAGAAGGCACATTATAATGTTAGACAAAGAGATAGTAAACCTAAATTACGAAGCAACTCTATACGCTTTATCCTTAGGGGTAGAGCTACAGAGATGTATTGAAGTGCAACTAGAGGCCGCTGAAGAGAATGAGTTCAGCATAGCTGAGGGTATGAGACTAGCTACATTGACGTGGCTTAATAAAAGTGAATTTAATTGTAAAGTAAGACTAACAGAATATGATGACACCGCCGACTATTGAATTTCTACAGAAGTGTGCAGACACTACAGAGATAACTAACACGCTAGGTAAGTGGTTAGACGCTAAACCTGATAACAAAGAGCTACTAGGTATATACAACTCATTCCTTAGGACGTTTGTTTACATCAATAACCTAGAGCTTAGAGACTATGGGTTTAATAGATTAATCTCAGAAGCACGAGAGGGACGCAATAGAGCCGTTTTAAGAGCACGTAAAGCAGAAGAGGCCCTAGAGATAGCAGACGCTAAAGTTAAGGACTTAGAAGCTAAATTAAAGATATTTGGAATATGAGATTTGAAAGACCACAGGATATAGAGAGAGAGAATAAAGCTATGAGAGCTATAGCTAACAGATATGATTGGCAATACAAAAAGCTAGGGCCTCACGATGTGGATTTCTATATACAAGATATTGGCTACCTAGAAGTTAAGGGAAGGAATAGAGGCATAAAGAACGCTTTCCCTTTACCCTTAGCAGAACGTAAGTATAAAAAGCTAATAGAGAAACCCCTGAATAGTATAATCGTTTGGAGCTGTTTTGACGGCTTAATTTATGCTGACCTAAGTAAACTTACCTTTACAAAGAGAATAGGCGGGAGAACGCCTAGGAATGGCTCTAGTAATGATGTAGAGATGATGTACTATATAGACAAGCAACCTGCTCTAAAGTATATTAAAGGAGCTACCTTAACAAAGGAGTGGTAATGACTTGTTATCTAGAGTGTTTTTAAATAAAGAGTAAAAAACCAAGATAAACCAAGATGGCAGGTAAAAGCAAACAAGACGGAGCTCAAGGCTCAGACAGTTGGGGAGGCGTAAGACCGAATAGTGGTAGACCAACTAACGGAGAAGTAATAAATATAAGACAAATCCTTGATGACAATATAGACGTAGACGTAGTAATACAGAAACTACTAGAACGTATTGAGTCAGGAGACCAACGTGCAATTGAACTGTTTCTAAAGTATAGAGCAGGGCTACCAAAACAAGAGATTGATATACACACCACAGGAGAAGTAGACCACAACATAACTTTAAAAGGTCTAATCTCTTTTGACGAAGATTAAATGATTAAATTAAGCCCTAAATATAAACCCTTATTCCTTAACGACTCTAGATACTATATAGTAACAGGGGGACGTGGCTCAAGTAAGTCCTTTAGTATTTCTACTATGATACTATTGCTTACTTATGAGAAGGGGCACAACGTGCTCTTTACGAGGTATACGATGACCTCAGCAAGTACCTCTATTATTCCTGAGATGACAGAGAAGATAGATATGCTAGGGCTAGGAGATAACTTCTTAGTTAACAAGACGGATATTACTAATAAGGTAACAGGCAATAAGATATACTTCAGGGGGCTAAAGACAGGTAGCGGAAACCAAACTGCAGCTCTTAAGTCACTTAATGGTATTACTACTTGGATATTAGACGAAGCTGAAGAGATGCCCGACCCTTTACTATTCGATAAGATTGATTTATCAGTTAGGTCTAAAGATGCACAGAACAGAGTAATAATGGTAATGAATCCTGCTACAAAAGCACATTGGATATACAAGAGATTCTTTGAGAGTAGAGACCTGCAAGGAGGGGAGAATACTACTATAGAAGACACTACCTATATACATACTTCATATAAAGACAATGAGAAGCACCTAGATTCTACCTTCTTGGCTAACGTAGAGAGAATGAAAGAAGAGAGACCCGAAGAGTATAAGGCTCAAATTCTCGGGGGTTGGCGTTCTGTCGCAGAAGGCGTTATTTTCAGCAATTGGGAGGTCAAAGACTTTAACCCTAACGGTGACTTTTATGGTATAGGTATGGACTTTGGGTTTAGTAATGACCCTACAGGAGCTACCCTTATATCTATTAACAAGAAATCTAAGGAGATATACCTTAAAGAGATTGTATACGCTCAAGGATTAACTACTTCAGATATTGCTGCTAGGTTATTGAAGCAAGGCAAAGAGACACTTACTATAGGAGACTCAGCCGAGCCAAGACTATTACACGAGCTTAAGCACAACTATGGTCTTAACATAAAGCCTAGTATTAAAGGACAGGGCTCTATAAACTTAGGTATTGCCTTAATGCAGGAGTATAAGCTATATATCCACAAAGGCTCTAGAAACCTTATTACAGAGCTTAACAACTATACTTGGAAAGAAGGCAAGGAAATAGCTGTAGATGATTACAATCACTTACTAGATGGGTGTCGTTATTTCATTTCTTATTGCCTAAGTAATCCAAATAGTGGAAAATATTTTATCAGCTAAGACACTACACCTCAGCCTGTTACAAATTAATTTACATTTTTTTTAAAAAAAGTTGCTAAAATGTTTGGTAGATACTTTAAGTTATGCGTATCTTTGTAGTGTAAATAAAAACAAACGCTATGAGAGTATTAAACA